GAACCTTTAGCCTGAAACACCTAAAACCCTAGCCGCGCGGCAATGAGCGCACACCGAACGGCTTCCAAAACAAAAATTTGCAAATGACACAACTATTAATTTACTTCGTATTATGATTTACACCAAAGCAAATCGTCCCGTTTCAAGGAAACGCCGATTTAAACATCCAAGTCTTACTCAACCAGACCAAACTATGAGTTTGAAAACTATGGTTACCAAGTATGTTCGCGGGCTTCCTATAAGCGCACCGAACCTAAACGGAATTTACACAGACGATGATACAGCTATTGACTTTAATAGGCTGGATTTGGCCGAACAAGAAGAGGCCATTTTTAACGCGTCTGACGAACTTTCTAATCTCAAAGGTAAAATCACCAAGGCCGAGCAAGAAAAGGCCGCAGAGGCCGCGAAAGTGGCCGAAAATCAAGCGAAGGAACTCGAAGACCTTCGCAAAAAGGTTGAAACCCTTCAACCTAAAACCAATTAGCATTCCTAACTTGATATATTAATGCTAATTGACACACTGCAAGCTATCCGCAGGATTCCCGACACCGCTCAACAGGAGCCGACAGGCGACCGTCGGGACGGCAAAATTCAACGGGTACCGCCCTGCATGGTTGGGTGGATAAACGCGAAGCGAAGCGTAGCACTGATCCAACCAACCAACGCTGGTGGTCGGCCAGAATTTTGCCGCAGATAACAAGCTTTTTTTAACCCATAATAAAAACGTTATGACAGACCAAACAGAAAAACAAACAGAAACACAAACTATGTCGCCTGACGACATAGTACAAGCGCATCACAAGGCGCAAACTATGCCACTCGCTTATGTCATGTGGCTCACTATGCGTTCCAAGTTTTTGGACGAATTAACCAAACAACATCCCGAATATTTCGAGGATTACAAAGCGTATGAAGACGCTTATCTTAGACAAATGGAAACGGATTATGTAACCAAACAAATAGAAGGATAACATTATGCCAATAGCCCCATTTATACCGCTAATAGGTGCCGCTATCGGTGCCGCTGGTAGTGCTGCATCACAGCATTTCACTAATCAACAGAATATCAAATATGCCCGCGAAGCAATGCACACCCAACGCCAATGGGCTTTAGAAGATTGGGACAAAGTTAACGCTTACAATAGTCCGTTACAACAAATGCAACGCTTTAAAGAAGCTGGTTTAAACCCTCAATTAATGTATGGAAACGCAAACAATTCTCCCGCTGGAATGGTTAGGACGACCGATATTAAAACTCCTAACATTGGTAACTCTGGTTTTATTGCTGCTAGCAACAACTTGGCTCATGGCGCAAGTGACATGCTTAACGCCTATTTTGCGGCGAAAAATCTCGAAAATGATACCCAACTTAAACAAGCCCAAGTTCTCAACCTTAAATCGCAAAGCGATAGGACAAAGTTACAAAACGACATCACTCAACAAGCGTTTGAAGACTTGGTTCATAGGCAGTCAATAGACAACGCTCTTAAGCGTTCTGCAACTACGTTAAACTGGACAAAAGAAGAAGGCCAAGCCAGGCAAAACGCCAATATGCCTTCCAAAGAAATGGCTTTTGAACGTTATCTTGCTGAAACTGCTAAAACTGACGCCGAGGCTAAACATGCTTATGAAAAGTACAAACTTGCCAAACAAGAGGGTACTTTAAAACAATTCGATTTGGATATGTTAGAAAAGTTATCATTAGCCCCTAATGGAATTCGTCTCATACTTGAATTCCTTCGTTCTATTCCACGTTAAAACCCGTATTAAACAATATGAGAAAATCACGCAACCGCCGCCGCGCCTCTAGGAGCCGCCGCCGCACTTCTAAAAAACTTAAGTATTACACTGTATCACGAGGAGGTACCAGACTATGAGCAACGCATTATTTACCAAAGTAGCTATGCGAAAGCCTTCGCAGTCTACCTTTGATTTAACCCATGACGTAAAAATGTCTGGAAAAATGGGCGAATTATTGCCATGTATGGTTATGGATTGCTTACCAGGTGATAACATCACTATTGGTGCGGATGCTCTTATCCGTTTGGCTCCTATCCTAGCCCCTTTAATGCATAGAGTGGATTTCACTATACACTATTTTTTTGTGCCTAACCGCTTATTATGGCCTAATTGGGAAAAATTTATTTCTGGTACACCCGATGAAAATGGCGATTTATATATCCCTCCCTACATTTCATGGGCTGAAGGTAACGGTTCTGAACGTTTAAACGAACTCCGTGACCTTGCCGATTATTTCGGAATTCCAAGCGGCCAAGACGGCTTGGCTACGGAGCAAGTTTCCGCTTTTCCCTTTGCTGCTTATTCGCTTATTTACAACGAATATTACCGCGACCAAAATCTTATTCAACCTATTGAATTTACTGAACTTAAGGACGGCGAAAACATCACAGAAATTATCGCCTCTGAATGCAAAATCAGGTACAGAGCATGGGAACATGATTATTTTACTTCATGCTTACCATTCGCCCAAAAAGGTGCTGCTGTTGACATTCCTCTTGGCGAAGTGGAGCTCAAAGAAGACTGGTCAACAATAGGTTCTCCACGTTTTGAGCCAGACCCGCCAACGGTTATTCCCAACGGAGATTTATCTCAATTCTCTGGTAATATTGAAGTACCTGGATACACTCCTTTAGGCTTTAATCCGAATGGTACTTTACAAGTAACCCCGACAACTATCAACGATTTACGCCGCGCTTACCGTCTTCAAGAGTGGCTTGAAAAAAATGCGAGGGGTGGAACGAGGTACACCGAGCAAATTTACGTTCACTTTGGCGTTAAATCACCTGACGCCCGTCTACAACGTCCCGAATATATCACGGGTATTAAAGCCCCTATCGTTATTAGTGAGGTACTTAATACCACGGGCCCAACAGAGTTTTATAATGGAACAACAACTGAACAAACTGGTTCACCTCAGGGCGATATGGCTGGCCATGGTATGGGCTTACATAAAGGTAAACTAGGCCGTTACTATTGCCAAGAGCATGGCTGGATAATTGGTATTATTTCCGTAATGCCTAAAACCGCCTATCAACAAGGTATACCAAAAATGTTTAGCCGTAACGACTATTTAGACTATGCCTTTCCAACTTTCGCCAACCTTGGCGAACAAGAAGTTAAGCTACGCGAAATCTACGCGTTTACAGCAAACAGCGATAATACTTTTGGATACATTCCGCGTTATGCAGAATATAAATTCATGAATTCACGTGTTGCTGGCGACTTTAAAACTACGCTCGACTTTTGGCACCTTGGTCGCATTTTTGAAAATGCGCCCGCACTTAATCAAGAGTTTATCGAATGTATCCCAGATGATGTACTGCGTATTTTTGCAGTTCAAGACGAGACCGATAATCTTTGGATGCACATCTTAAACAAGGTTAGAGCAAAGCGCAAACTTCCGTTTTTTGGTACTCCAACATTTTAATCCCTGGGTGAAATTTTCTTAAAATTTCCTTAACAAAATAAAATCGTGCCAAACTATGACACCTGGGCTTCTATCCAGGAATCCAGGTGTCTTTAACTAATTAATAATCAATTAAAAAAAATTTATGCCCGCCTGCTTATATCCTAAAATTTATAATGATACTCCTATTGCTTGTGGTAAATGTATGTACTGCCGTAATAAGAAAATAGCTGGCTGGTCTGCCAGGCTTATGAAAAGAGACATGTCATCAGATATGTCTTTTTTTGTGACATTTACTTATGATACAGAACATTTAATGTTTTGCCCTAAAAAACGACCAACATTATTTCCTTCACATCTTACAAACTATTGGAAACTGCTAAGAAAAAAACTGCCAAAGCGCAGTTTATCATATTACGCGTGCGGCGAATATGGCTCCAACAAACAGAGACCGCACTATCATGCGTTGTTGTTTATACAAGACAAAAAGCTGACCCCTATAAATGTTGTCCAAATTATCGAAAGCACCTGGATACATGGAGAAGTATTTGTGGGTACTGTCACTGGCGATTCTGTCGCCTACGTGCTTAAATACTTATCAAAAAAGGGTTCTGTTCCTCAATACGCTGGAGATACCAGAACTAAAGAATTTAGCCGTGTATCTAAAGGAATGGGTAAAGAATATTTATCTAAATCAGTTATAGAATGGCACCATTCTGACCTAACACAGCGCGCATATATGCCCCTTAATGGTGGCCGCCGCGCTCCCCTACCGCGTTACTATAAAGACAAACTTTACACATTAGAGCAAAAGGGCGACATCGCCCGCCATATGGAACAAGTAGAACCAACACGCGGTTATGAAACTTTAAAAGAATTACAAAAGGTTAACGAACGCAAAATGAACCTTTAGCCTGAAACACCTAAAACCCTAGCCGCGCGGCAATGAGCGCACACCGAACGGCTTCCAAAACAAAAATTTGCAAATGACACAACTATTAATTTACTTCGTATTATGATTTAC